GACGTCATTACCACCCTATTGGTCAGGCCGTCCAGGGAAACGTCGTCTAAAGCCATGTATACACACACATTGGCTGTCGCCGCTGTCGCCGTCCCAGACCCCATAGGGTTAATAATCCACCTCGACATTTGGTACGATCCCTGTGAATAGTACGGCGAGAACGAATAATATCCCGAGGGCGTCGGGCACTTGAGCACCAGCTCGTATGTCATGGTTTTGGAGGGATCTATGACGATGTGGGGCACTATCTTGCTATTTACCACGCCAAACACGTCGTATCTATCGAGAATGACGGCTTCCCTCGCGGGATTGGTGTCGATCATATAGGGATAAAAAGCCAAGACCATCTGGCCGAAGGCCTGCGCTGTGCCTTGCACGACAACCTTGATTTTCAAATCTGCTGTGAAATATCCAAGATTCGCGTACTTGGCTTTAATAGACGCTGGCGCTTGTAGTCTATAAGAGTCCAAAACATCAACCGTCAAGACGGAACTCGCAGTGGTCCCGTCCCAAACGAGGTGGTTAATGAGAACCGGGTGGTCGACATATCTGGAAAACCGCGATTCGGCTCCGAGGGAGAAATCTGCCTTCTCCTCGCGGATTACAACAGATTCGTCAACCATAACTGTGGCATTGTCTGCGACCTGTTCTAAAGACACTCCTTGTAAATTTTGATTTAGTTCTGCGAGATTTGTTTATTCCATTGTGCGAGCAATCTCAGGCTGCACGGAAGAGAAAGTGGGCTATCGACGAAACATCATCTTTGGATTACTTCCCACATAATCGCGTGGAATTCGTCAATAGGATTCATGCGAACCTCTCATGTCTAGGTACATCACACCCGACACTAAGGAGATGGTTCACGAGCACTGAAGCCAGCTCTGGCAATTTAGAGTTTTCCTGTCCGCCATAGGCCCACAGCTTTGTTGGGTTAGTCCCCTCAGCAGTCGTACGTGGTGAAGGTGCTGTTCTCGAAATGCAACAGCAGTTCATCCCACGACAACTGTCGAGGTTCCTCTAACCCATGCGCCTTAAAAATATCATTCAGCTCAGTCTGGAATTCGACGAAGGCCGGCCTACCGTGGAGAAACAACTCTCGCTGCGCATTCTCGGCGCACGCGTAGAGGCGTTCCAAGGGGGTGACGCCTGCGTCCGATTTCTCGAAAGCTAATGACTTCCAGATGGAGTCCATATCCAACGGAGCAAACCAGTACCCTGTTTCGGGATCCTTGACGAACTTCCTCTTCAGGAAGGTCTGGTCTTTCAGCTCGCCAAACTGGACCGGGGCGCCATTCTTACTAGCAGGTGTGGCGACATAGCCCATACGCTCGTAGAAGGCGAAAATGGTTACGGCGTTAAACCTGCCAATAATCTCCGGCGAGATCCCAAAAATGTTGTCGTCTCCAACGTGAGCGGGTTTCACTAGTTCGGTGAATCTCTCAATTGGAATTTCGGGGCACAACTCGAGGAAAGCTACCCTCATCATGGTCTCATTCCAGACAGAGTTGAATATGAGTGTGACCACCACGCCGCTGGGCATTGATTTAATTTTAAGCAAAAAATCCCCATTAAAAGACGTATGCTGTACGCAAAGTGACACGATAGCCATGTAGGTGCAAGTTGCTTCGGCAATTGAATAACCCACGTGCAGAGCTATCAAATAAAAGAACTCAGCGACTAGCAGAAAAGATATCATGCCATGGGAAGTGTCGTACGCGGAAAAATCCATGTCGGAAACACTCCCACCTGCCGACGACACGTGGTGGGCCAATTGGCCCCACTGGTGAGATCCCGCATTCATGACACCGAAGCAGTGTGAAAAGAAGGGGTTGCCCAAAAGAAAGGATATAATCGGCATAACAAACATGCGCAAAGCGATGTTGTACGTGAAATCGACAACGGCAAAAAGCCTAATCTTAAACACGTCCAATTTGGCCTGATCTCTAA